GGGGTATCCCGTCGGAAGATTGCAAAGCGTTGCGGCGTTTGCGACAAAACCTTGCGGAAGTGGTTGCGCAAAACCGACCTTTAATCTGCCGAATTTTGTAGGCAGATATCCGAAAGGCGGGATTGTGGGACGATACGGAGGATCAGCCGTTCCGAATATAAAGGCGAATTGGAATTGCCGCGGCGTCCGCGCAGAAGTCATTCTGTTTAAAGGAACAGGAGCGATTGTAACTGATACAAGCGTTCTTGCTGGTGGCTCTTCAGCAAGTGCAAGTACTGGTTTTACAGGTCATTGGGCACAGTCATTTGATGCATCAAGAGTAAGCAGTGTTTATAAAAACACTACAACGGTTGATACTGAAAATGCTACTGTCACTTTTTGTATCCGATACTAATAGCGGATGCAGAATTTAATACTATTACTTGTCGGAATTACGAGACTTTCAGAACGACCGTATGCGGAATTACTTCTTGAAGCGTCGAAGTCTTGAGAAGTTTGACCGTCCCATGTCGTTGTCATTATACACGCTGAGCCGCCCCCTGCGCTATAAGTCCCTGTGTTGACTGCCCCAGTACCGTCATACAAGACTGGGCGTCTGTCGTTTCGGCTTGCTCCTTGCGCAGTCCAAGACGCGGTAATGTTCGGCAATGCCCCCGGCATCTCGACACCAGCGGAAAATCTCCCCGATTGCCATACCGTTCTTTCATCAAAATTCGGCAGATTAAAGGTCGGTTTGTCGTTCTGCTTGCAAGCGGGCTTTTTTTTGTCTGCTTTACGTGATATCCTGAAAAAAACAGGGCGCATTTTCAGACAAAGGATTCGTTATGCCGAATTACATAATAAAAACAAAAGCGTGGCAACCCCTGACGGACGTAATGGGGGACGATTACGAAACGACGCGCGCCTATAATATTCACGTCAACCGCATTGGCAAAGGTTGCTTGCAGTATCTGAAACAGACGCCCGACGCCGAGGGAAAGACGCCGACGCCCGACGATTCCGCCAGAGGGGCGGAGTATCCCGAATTTACCGATATTCCCGTCGCCGCCGATACGGGCGACCACGTTTATTTGAAAGCGTCGGACGCGCCCATTTCCGTGTCCGTTGAAGCGACGGGGGCGTGATATGGAAAGTTTGATTGAAAAAGTGAAAGCATGGGGCTGGGTGATAATGACGATTTTCACAGTGTCCTGCTTTGTCCAAACGCTGATCCAGCTTTCGCCGCGCGTTACCGATCTGGAACGACGGGCGGCGGCGACCGAAAGCAAGGTGTCTTTGATCGAAATCAAGCTGGATACCGTTTTACACCAGACGACGGAAACGAAAAACGACGTGAAAGATATTTATCATCTGCTGATCGGGGAAACAAAGAAATGACTGAAGCTTTGATTTTCGGAGTTTTTGGCGGGCTATGGCGCGGCTGGTTTGGCGGGCGGTTCGGCAAATTCGGCGACGTTTCCCGATTTTGGAAATACCTTGTCCTAACGGTCGCATTTTTCGCCGCTTGGTTTTACCGAAACGGCATTGACTGGACGGCTTGGAAAATGTACGCCGCCCTTGTTTCGTTTATGGTGTTTTGGGCGATTTGTCATGGCACTTGGTTTGTGTACTGGGACGACACGGCGGCGGCGGAGGGGAGACTCCCGCTGATCGACAAGATCATCTGGTTTTGTATCGGCGTTGACAAGTCGCGGACGTTCTGGGGGAACTGCTTTGGAATGTTCGTAAGATATACGATTACGGCTATTCCCGTCGCAATCTTCACTAGCCCGCTTTTTTTGACCGCCGGTGCGATTGTCGCTCTCGCCTATGTTCCGGCGGGTCGTAGGCGAAACACGCATATCGGCGAATATCTGGCGGCCTTTGGGGTGTTCTTTTTGCTATGGTGGTGCTTATGACGAAAAACTATTTTTCACGAAAAGAGGAATCCTGCCGCTGTTGCGGGTGCGGCGGTCTTGTCCCCGACTTTCGGGACAAATTGAACGAAGCGCGGGAACTGGCGGGGATTCCGTTTATTCTGACTTCCGCTTTTCGTTGCGAAAAGCACAATCAGGAAGTCGGCGGATCGGCGACGTCTTCACACTTGGCGGGGTGCGCGGTAGATATCAAATGCGCCGACGCTTGGAGTCGTTTCAAGATTTTATCGGCGTTGCTGGAAGTCGGCTTTCAGAGGATTGGAATAGGGCGCAACTTTATCCACGTTGACGACGACCTGACAAAAAGCAGGGGCGTCATCTGGGATTATTACAGTAAGGAAAAATGAAAATGCAGGATATTTTAAACGCAATGATCGTTTATCTGTTGGGGCTGGCGGATCAGTATCCGACCGTCGCCTTGATTTTGTCGGTGATCGGCGGCGTCGTTCTGATCGCCACGATCATCAAGCCGGTTGTTTTTTGGGCGGTAAAAAAAACGGCGTCCGAAAAGGACGACCGGATCGCCGAGCGAATCTATAACGTGATCGAGGGAACGGCGTTTGACTTTGCCCCGTTTATCGCTTTGTTTAAGCGACGCAATCCGAAAACGGCGGCGGCTTTGGAAAAGGTTGAAAAGGTCACAAAACAATAGCCGTTATTTTAAAAAATCGGCCGATTTTAGAATATGCGGCCAGAATGTCGGCCATATTATAAAAAGCGAAAAAAAGGGGGCGGATTTTACCCGTCCCCTTTTTCGTTGTCTTTTACTTCCAGAGGAATTTCAGATTATCTTTTCCGACCTCCCGCGTCAAGATTTTTTTTCGGCGAAAACAAAACCGCAATCATCAGGGCGATGACCGAGATAACCGCCAGAATCACCGCCGCGATAATGCCGACAAGGTAAAACGCGCCGGCAATCACCGAACCAAAAGCCGTCAAAACAATTCCAGCAACCGCGAACGCGCCGACAATCAAAAAAGTGACGATCGCTTCAAACAAATCTTTCATTTTCTATTACTCCCCCTTATCAATTGCCAATAGATAAGGAGAATAGCGAAAATAACACCGCTGTTCGCTGTTCCTTTCTCCATTGCGAAAGCGCACCACAACAAAAAGGTTGTCCATGCTAAATCGATAATTAACAAAATCCAGATTCTCATTTTTCCCCCTCAAAAATAGGCTTAAAGGCAAAATAGCCGATAAGCATGACGACATAACTTTCCAAAGAGATTACCAGCCGAAACGCCCTTATTCCCCAGTTTTCCAAGGCGTACAGCTCCCAACAGTACGATAAAAAGAAAATGGTGTATGCGACCATAGACCAGAATAAAAAACACAACATATTTTTTCATTTTTTTCCTTTTATCTTAAAATATGGCATAATTATTGCAATTCTCTTGCCGTCACGTCTTTCAAAGACGGCAGGTGCGTCCGGTTCATTTTGGTATATGTTGAAATGTGATCCAACAAAAGCCAACGCTTTTTTTACCAGTCTTTTTGAAAAGAAATTTTCGCTTTCTGGGAAATCTTCTGTTTTTCTGAAAACAAACCTGTAAAACTGTTTTTTGCTTTCATTATCAAAGATTTCTTTTGTTTTTTCAGAAATAGCAAAACGCTTAGATAAAATCTCGTTTTTTGCGTTGAAAACGAGTTTTTGAAGTTTGCCGATAAATTCATCGGCCGAAAAACCGGCGCAGTCCAGATTGGCGTCGGCTGGTAATGCCAACGTTGGGAAATACGCCCCTTTCGGGATGCCAACTTCCATTTCATACAGCGCAATGTATGCGTTCGTTGCGAAAACATCCCGCCCGTCGCTGAAAACAAATTGTTTGACAAACACCGATTTTGAATCGCACGCTTTACCAACCGCTTTGATTACGGCAATCTGATTTTTTGATAATTCCATTTTTTTATCCCCTATCCGTGATAGCCAAAAGAAACACAAGAAACATCGTTGTGATAAAAGCAACCATAATACTGTCCGGCGCACCGCTCAAAGCCATACAACAAGGCACGGCATAAGATAAATACTTCAAACCATTCATTCATTCCCCTCTTTCAGTTGTTTCAATTCCGCTTCTAAGCTGGCGATTCGTTCCGCCCGTATTTCGTCTTTGATTTCACGACGGCGTAAAATATTGTCGTTGTGATTGTGATTTCTTATCAGGCACGGCGCAACTGGATATTGCGCCAGCACACAAGCGTTTATCATTGCTTCTTCGACTTCCGCAAAGTCTTCTTGGCTCCAGCCCAGAATATTGTCGGGCGTGTATTCTGCATTTTTGGCCATCATGCAATTCCTTTTTCGTCTTGATATTCGTCAAAAGCGGCAACGGCGCAATTCATACAGAAATTCCAAAGCGGATTATTCGGCTTATATAGGCGTTTTGCCACTTTAGGGAAAGCCGCGCAAATGAAATTTTCCATAGCGTTGGCAAAAGCGATCTGTTCTTTATCCCACCGCGCCAAAATTGAAACATCAGCCAAACCAAGCGGCGAATTTTCACGCGCCGACCGGACGGCGTTCCGCGTAAACTTTGTCAACTCGCCAAGAATAGCGGCCGATCCCTCGTTCCAACAGCAAATCGTTTTCACCGTCCAGCTTTCGGACACAACGGCTTCGTATTGCACGCCGTCTATTTCATACGTCGTTTCTTTCATTCCGTTTTCCTTTCAAAGCCAAAAAATGCCGTTTTTCCGCGTGAATCTTTCCTTTTCCTTGACGGTGTACGCTTCCAGCCAGTAATCGAAATATTCAAGCTTTCTTTCACCAGCAAAAGGCTTTTTTTTACCGCCGCCGCAACGTCCATTTCTAATAATGGACTGATGAACGGCCGGCCTTGAAATGCCCAAGGCTTCGGCGCACTCTGTTACCGAATCCCAAACTTCCAACGTTTCAACGTCAATGATCGCTTTTTTCATTTTGATTGTCGGCGTGAATTTGCGCTTCGTCTTTCGCGCCCGCAAGCGTATAGTCCAGATATGCCAAAAAAGCGTATCCTTTCGACATTTTAATCGGTTCAACGCTTACAAGCGCATACGAACGCCCGATTTTGCTTATGCGAAAAACGCCCGCCGTCCAGTACGTCAGTTTTTCCGTTTTGATTTTTTTCCACTTCAACATTTGCTTTCCTTTCAAATCAAAGATAATTGACGCGGTTCATTTTCCGCCGACCATTGACGCATGATTTTCAAAGCGTCATCTACAATGAAGTTTGTTGCGAACACCGAGTCGAAATCCAAATCAGGATAGCCATATTCGGCAAACAAAGCCCGCACGCGCGCCTTGCATTCGTTCATATTGTCCTGTTGCATTTCGATAGCCCACACGCTTGCAAGGGCGGTTTCCGCGTCCTGTCGGCTATGACAACGGGACAATTTGCGCCGATAGATTTCAACAACAAACTGACCGTCCCCGCAAGACGGTTCAAGAAATGTTTTTTCAGGCGCGAAAGCGTCGCCGTCGCATTCCGTTTGCAAATTGTCGCACATCATTTTCACAACCCATTCAGGCGTGAAAATCTCGGTCGTGTTCCGCTTGCGTCCCGTCTTTGTCGTTTCGCCCCATTTTCCGAATTTCGATTTTTTAGCCATTCGTTTCGTTCCCTCTTAAAGCGTTTGTAATTTTCCGTCCCCGCTTGCATTTTGGCGCAAAAAATGATTTCTTCATCGGACAAACCGTATTTTACGAAAAGCTGAACGTCGATCCAGAAACAATCTTCATCGGAGCAACGCCAGCAAAGATTTGTCCGCTCAAAATCAAAAAGAAGTTTTGCGACGGCGATTCCCCTTTCCGACTCGACGTAAGCGTTTCCGTTCGGGCGGCTTTTCATTGTTTCCAAAAGCCATTCGAGCCAAACGGAATCAGTCATTTAGACTCCCCTCCGCGCATACAACGTTTGATTTTTTAGCCATAAATCAAATCCCACTTGTTTCCAAACAAGGACATTTTTTTAGTGTGTCCACTTCTAAAACGCTGAATAGCTCGCCGATAACGCAATTCATCGCCTTTGCATATTTCCCGAAAGGACTTCCCATTGTAAAAATGAACACTTCGCGCCCGCCCCTTATCAATCCCTTTCAGGCTTTCGTCAACAGTTCGGCTGTAATTCTTAATTCGCCATAAGCAAGCCCGATATTCGGATTTTGTTTTGCATTTTTTAATCAAAGGAACTCCGTCGGAACATATCAAATAACTTTGACAAAGTTTATCAATGGAAACAGCCTGTTCAACGGTCATCATCTTTTTTTGGATTCGCTTAACGACAGTGCTGTAATTTATTCCGTTATCTGCGCAATACTGCCGCAAAGTCTTTTCTTTAAAGAAATACTTTATGCTCATTTATACCCTCTCAAAAAAGTGAAAACTGCCCATTCTTTTCCGCTTTAAACGCCGCTGGGGGCTGTTTGTCTGTCGTCAAAGGCTCTGACACCTTTTCGACGCTTGCACCGTCGGACGGGGCGTTTTCCGCCGCCGTCGGTTTGTCCAAAACCGCCAACGCTTCCGCAACGGGATTCTTGCCGTGCCGCTTGAATTTTCGATAATTCAGCACATAAAACGGCGTGCGCAATTCCTCCCATATATCAAGCGTCAACGTGTCGCCTATGCAGACGATAGCGGGCGCGCCCAAAAGCGAAAGCGTCACATAGCACATATAAGCGCACCGATAATCGATATCCTGTGCCACCGTCAGGGATTGCGTCTGAAAGTTATACCCGTTTTCTTTCATCGCTTCCAAGAAAGCAACAATCATCGCGCCGCCGCCCGCCGCTGGTTCGTTTATGCCGACATATCCCTTGTCCGCAATCGCCGAATCGACGGCTTCCTTGTCAAAGGTCATTTGCCCGCAAACACGGGCGACGCTGTACGGCGTGAAGAACTGCCCCGCCTTGCTATTAGACGCGGCGAGTTTTTCAAAGCATTCGCCCAAAAAATCGCCGAATTGCGACTCGAATCCCTCTGTTGCAATCGCCAACAGTTCGGGAAAGCGCGCCTGTTCGTCGGGTTCATACTTTCGGATCAGGTCGAGATACTTCTTTTCCCGTTCCTCTTTGAAATCGACGGCGTTGGAAATGCTCATCGCCGCCATTGTCACAAAGTCGGTAAAAACCTGTTGCGGCGTGTAGCGACGGGCGATTTCGTCAATCGTTTTGATAAACGCCTTTTTGGCGTCGTCATACGTCACGACACTTTCCCCGCCGGTTCGATTAAAGCGGCGCACATCGCGATTATTTCAATCACGCGCGACTGACGCGCACGCAACAGATCGACGGCGGCGCGCTGGTAGTCGTTCGTCGCTTCGACCTTGCCGTTTTCGATTTTCCACACCCAAGCTTGGGAGCAACCGATATTACCGGCAAACTCGACCTGATTCATTCCAAGAATCAGTCGAATCGCCTTTAATTTTTCCGCATTATTCATCTTCTTTTCCTTTCTTCTGAACGATTGCGGGCGTAAGTCAACAAATCTGAAAATTCCCGCGTCAAATCGGTTTTCTTGAACAGGTCGGCGGTATGCCTCAACGCCTTGTCATACCCCCACAAAAAGCCCAGCAAAACGCCGGACAAAAAAGCGACCGTCATCATTTTAAAAATCTCCGTATTTGATTGATTCAATCGCAACCGTCGCCCAAAATTCGGCGATTTCCGAATAGTCCAAGGCGTAACAATACGCCAGAGCTTCAGCGGTTATATCTGCTTCCAAGTCGTCGCCGTCCAGTTCGTCCCAGTCGAAATTTTCGACAAGCGCGCCGTCATCAATCAGCGCGATGACGTAATCCCGCATTTGTTCGGCGAATGCGTCGGCGACAAAACGCAAGGCGATTTCATCGTCCGGCATTTCGCATTCGCCGTTTTCGCCGAAAAAATCGGCTTCGCGCATTGCCCAGATCAACAGATCTTTCCGTTTCAGTTCGTCAAGCATTTACATACCCCTTAATCACGAAATTTTCGCACCACATGCAGTTACGAACGGTGACTTCGCCGTGTCCGTCAATCGCGCATTCAAACCACGCGTTGTTATAGTCGTTTTTCAAGTCCTTTTCGAACAACACATAACGGCGCGCCGTTTGTAAGGCTTCTTCGAGCGTTTCAAATTCGCCTGACAGCTTTTCACTTTCATTTTTGTAAGTGTAAAAAAAATATTTCATCTTCCTTTCCTTTCTTTTCTGTGGGCGACCTCTTCGCCCCTTGCTTGATTCCCTTGTACGATATTTAAAACCAAAATGCAAGATATTTTTTACATTTTTTTCAACGAACGGCGAAAAATTGACAAAATCCCGTAAAACCGCTATTTTTGATAAAAAATCATAGGTGCTATATGCAAAACTTGGCTACATTCGGCTTAATCGCCGCGCTAATCGGCGGACTTTGCGCCGTTTCTTACAGTTTAGGAAAGCGAAAATATGAAAACGAATCGTTCAAAAAAAAGAAGAAAGCGATTGAAGACGCTCGCCGCGTTCGGGATACTCTTAGCGATCCTGACGTTTTGCGAGGGTTGCACGACCGTTTTAAACGGTGACTTTTGCGACCTGTATCAGCCGATCTATCCTGATTACGAAAAAGACACGGTGGAAACGATTCGCCAGATCGACGCGAACAACATTCTTTTTTTGAAATGCAGATGACGCTTTTTAGCTTAAAAAGCCCGACGGGCATCATCTGCGCCGTCGGGATCTTTTCAGAAAGTTCGCCGCCAATCGAGCCACCCGGACGATTCGATACGTTTATTTTCCGGCAAGACGGAAAAATCAAAACGACATTCGGCTTTTTGCTACCGTTTTAGCGGTGAAAACGTCGAAATTCAAAATCCATTTTGACGGTTCAACGCAACTCATAGCACTTGCCGCTTTGGTGATAAAGCCTTTGTCCGCAAGATCGATCAAAGCCCTTTTTGTCGTATTGATCGAAAGTCCGAACTCCGCGCCGTTTCGATAGCCAAACGAAACGATGTTGTTTTGATCTCGCTTTGAAATCAGTGCCAGCAAAAGCTTTGCCGCGCTCCCGCTTAAATCGGCGTAAGCGGGATTTTGAACGAGGTAGCGCGGGATAACAAGAAAAACGTCGTCATTCGACGGCGTGAACAGATTGGTTTTCGCTTGTTTAAGCTTTTTTTCCGCTCCCCGCCCTCTTTTTCCCACCCTTTCCGAAAAAAGGGAATGCCTGTTTTTTTACCCACTCTTCCATTGCTTCTCTTGAAATAAGAACGCGCTTGTTTCCCGCGTTAAACATAGAGGGGGCGTCGCCGTTTTTCCGCATTGTGTAAAACAATGCGCGGCTGATCCCCGTTTCATTGCAAAAATCTTTAATGGATAAAAATTTTTTAGCCATCAACGAATCTCCTCTATTTGTTTGATCGCCCGTTCAAGGGCTAATTTTGCCCCCTTGCTTTCATCTGGGGAAAGCGTCCTGATTACGTCGTTGTTTAACGTAACGGCGGGTAAAAGCGGCGCACGCCCATCGTCAAACCGTCGAGTGTTCAGGACAAGGATAGTTTCGGGGTCGCGCTTTTTTTTCAAAGCGGCAACAAGCTTTTTAGCCCAACATTCCCCGCATTTTTCAGGATCAGCCCATTTTTCTTCTGTTTGAGAAGAACAATAAGGAAAACAGACTTCAAACGTCGCCTCTCTTAGCAACGAACGCAAAACGTCGTTTTCCGCTTCCAAATCGTCAAGGTATTTTGACATTTACAGACACTCCAAACTTATCCGTTTCGTTTCCCCAGCAGTCCCAGCCAGTCCTATGCTGGCGGGCGAAAAGCTCGATTCGTTCGCCGGAACACATCGACTCGATCATTTCGTACTGGGAATCTGGCTTTCTTGAATGTTCACGGACAACGCCATGAATGACGTTCCGCGTCGAACGGTTCAACACGCGCGGCTTTCCCCTCGTTCCTACGAGCAACAATTCCGCCGCCGATCGAAAAATGTACCCAGTGCCGAAAGCGTCTTTTCCGTTTTTCGTCGTCTTATGCCAAGACGCGCCTGTTTTGTATTTGAAACCCCACGCCGCCATTGTCGCCAAAGCTTCCGGCAAAAGCGGAAACGTCGCCCACATAAACATGAAACAATCCTTATCGGCAAGACCGGCGACCGGCAAATTCTGGATTTCTTCAATCGACATACAGGAATAATTTCCCTCCGCCCCCTTTTTCGTGATTCCCCTCTCGGAAAAGGTTTTGAACTTCCACGGCGGATCGGCAAGGATCACGCCGTATTTTTTATTCGGAAACGGTATCATTTCACTGAATCCTTGTATTTCCAGTGAAAGCCTTTGTACGGCTTGCCAGCTCTAATTGCTTTTGCAATGCCTGACCCGACAGCCGCCTGAGCCAGAAAAACAGTTTCATAAACAACACCAGTTTCAACGCACACAATGGCGCGTCCTTTTCCTTTCGTACTTTTCCGCCTCGACGGCGACGGCTTTTTCAGCCGTCGTTTCATTTCGGCGATAACCGCGTCAGGCGTAATTTTCGGACACTTCAGCAGGAAGTCAGCAACCGCCTGTTCGGGCGTATTCCACCCGACGGGCGCATTTTTCGCGCTTTTCAAGGAAACCATGTATTTCATTCGTTTTCTCCTTTTAGCCCTCTTTCCTTGTCTAACCTACAATAACTATTGTGATTTTTTTCGCTTTCGATTTTTTTGCCGGACACTTCCGCGTCGCCGGACACCAAAGCCTTGCCGTACACCCAAGCCTTGCCGGACACTTTCGCGTTGCCGGACACTTCCGCGTTGCCGTGCACCAAAGCCTTGCCGTACACTTTCGCGTCGCCGTACACCAAAGCCTTGCCGTACACTTTCGCGTCGCCGGACACTTCCGCGTTGCCGTACACCCAAGCGTTGCCGGACACTTTCGCGTTGCCGGACACTTTCGCGTCGCCGTACACCAAAGCCTTGCCGTACACTTTCGCGTCGCCGGACACCAAAGCCTTGCCGTACACCCAAGCGTTGCCGGACACTTCCGCGTTGCCGGACACTTTCGCGTCGCCGTACACCCAAGCGTCGCCGGACACCCAAGCCTTGCCGTACACCCAAGCCTTGCCGTGCACCAAAGCCTTGCCGTACACTTTCGCGTTGCCGGACACTTTCGCGTCGCCGGACACTTTCGCGTCGCCGGACACTTTCGCGTTGCCGGACACTTCCGCGTTGCCGTACACTTCCGCGTTGCCGTACACTTTCGCGTCGCCGGACACCCAAGCGTCGCCGGACACCCAAGCCTTGCCGTACACCCAAGCCTTGCCGTACACCCAAGCGTTGCCGTACACCCAAGCGTTGCCGTACACCCAAGCGTTGCCGGACACTTTCGCGTTGCCGGACACTTTCGCGTCGCCGGACACTTTCGCGTTGCCGGACACTTCCGCGTTGCCGTACACTTCCGCGTTGCCGTACACTTTCGCGTTGCCGGACACTTCCGCGTTGCCGTACACTTCCGCGTTGCCGTACACTTTCGCGTCGCCGTACACCCAAGCGTCGCCGCCCAAATTATCCTCGCTTTCGACGTATCCGCCTAAATCGCCTTTTTTTACGCCGATCTTTTCAAGATCGCGCGTCGCTTCAATCTGGTAAAGCGTCTTTTCGCCAACTTTAACCGTCAAGTCTTTTCTTAGCTTAAAATGTTTCATTCTTCTTTTCCTTTCAGGACATCCGCCGCCCACGTCTGAAACGTCTTTCCGTCAATGCGCCATATTCCCCATTTGTCAATGGTCGTTTCTGTCGTGGTGGCGTGTTCCAACGCGCCGCGCAAACGGGCGATTTCAGCGTCTTTTTCGTCTTTTTCCGCCATTCTTTTTCCCTTATAAAAAGAAAACGCCGACTCTCAACAAGCTTCTGACGGCTTTCCGCTTATTCGCTTTTGCTTATTCGGCAGGAGTCCGCGTTTAAAAGAGGGCGGGGATTTTCTATTTGCACTTCCCAAAATGCTTTGCCTTATTCGCCCGATATTCGGCAAAATCCCCAATGTAGGACGGTACATTCAACCGTTGCCCCGACTCGTTTCTCCGCTTGTCGGGCGGGTGCGTCTTATTTGATATTCAACGCCGTCCGTGGGTTGGTGTTTGGATATTCCGCGTTCCTTGCCTATTATGAAATTCAGCAAGGGGACGCCCGCTTATTCCCCCTATTCGCGGGACACCAAAGGGCAGGTCGTATAGATGGTTGTTCTCCCCGTGCTTAGTGCTAAAAGCACGGGCAACGCCTCTTTATTTCCCCGTATTCAGAGACGACCTGTTATAGCAGGGAGTCTTGGTCGGGTTACGAATCCCGTTTTGCGTATTCGATTTATTCCGCAATCACCCTGTTATCCCGCTTAACGGGATTCTTTTTTCGAGTATGTTCTCCGTCTGGAACATGCGTAAAATTATGCATGATAAACAAAATATTCCCGTGAGAACAACCGTATATAGGCTTTATTTTAAGCCGCGCCTATACGGCTTCAATCAAAAGGGATTTCGTCGTCAAAGCCCCACGCATTGTAAGCGGGGGCGTTGCCTTTGCTGTCAAGCAGCTGGATTTCGCCGCGGAATGCCGACAAGACAACTTCGGTCGTATAGCGTTCAATGCCGCTGTTGTCCGTCCATTTCCGAGTCTTCATCTGTCCTTCGGCGTACAGCTTCGACCCTTTCTTGACGTATTGTTCAATCACGCCGCAAAGGTTTTGATTGAAACAAACGACGCGATGCCATTCGGTCGATTCTTTCTTTTCGCCCGTTTCCTTGTCTTTCCAAGTTTCGGACGTCGCCAGAGAAAAGGTGGCAATCTTGCGCCCGTCCGCCGCCGTCCTGATTTCGGGCGCGTTTCCGACGTTCCCCAGAATGATCGCTTTGTTAATTCCTGCCATTGTCTTTACCTTTCAAATATCCTGAACGTTCGAGGTAGCTTTCCGCCGATTCTTTCGGAACGAAAAAGCCCCGCGTCCGTTCAATCCAAAAATCAAAAACGGCGGTCATATATGCGGAAAATTCCGCAACCGCCATTTTTGTCGTCGTTTTTTGCCCGAAAATCGTTTTGTTGATTTCGTGGACAACTTCCGCCGTGTACGGGATCCTGTATTCCCCGTATCCGCACCCCGCTTCGTTCAAAACCGCGGCAACGTCGGTCATGTTCGCCCAGTAAAAAGCGTTCTGCGCCGTTGAACGTCGGTGTTTATGTTCTGACAATTCCACGTCAACGCCGTTTTTCACCCCCGCCAACATTGCGTAAAACGGTTTGAAAAGACGTTGTTCTACGTCGGCGGGGGACGCGTTCGCCTGAAAATAGATTTTCATCGCACAGATAGGCTTTCGGTTTCTTCAAAGCGGACGCCGTCGATGATTTCGCCCGTTTCCTTGATGTGCTTTTTCAAGCCCGCCTTGTCCACGGTGATTTCCGTTTTCAAAAATTCGGGCGGAACGGCTTTTTCGTCGTCAACAATCAGCCGTTCCGACAAGCGGCGGGAAAACGTAAAAAGCGGCGTTTTCAGCTTTCCGTCATACAACGCGTCCAATCCGTACAGAATCCGCGCGATCAAGCGATCGTCGTTTCTTTGCAAAGATTTTTTCCTTGCCTGTAACCTCTTGATTTCCGCATCAACGGCGGCAATATCGCCCGCCAGAGCAACGCGCGCTTTCTGCATGCGCTCCAGTTTCGGACGGACGCATTCGTCAGCCAACTGGTGAAACGCCAGTTCGTCGCATTCGCGCCAGTCGCCAGTTTCTTCGTCAAAGCTGGCATCCATTGCCGAAAGCAGATCGGACACGTCCTTTTCCATATACGCCATTTTCATTTTTCCTTCTTCAATTTGGAATTTACCAGTGTTTCCAATCCGGCGGCTTCGTTCGTTCTGCCCGCCTGTTTCAGTTCGCTGATGATTTCGTTTGCCCCTTGAATGATTTTTTCATTCGCGGGGGCGTCAATCAAAATCGATCCGTCAGGTGCTTTGTCGAAATACGCCTTGCACCGATCAAACCGCTCTTTCAGAGTCGGTTCTTTTTTCGCCGCGCCGGGCAACTGCTCCGGCTGGGTGGGTTTCGCAGGCGGTCTTTTCTGTTCGTCGCCCGTATTTGTCGCGTCGGCGTCTTTGGTGTCGTCAATGCAGAACATACCGTTCAGCGCGTATTTCCGCGCGTACGACGACGCCGCGCCCGTGATTTGGCTGGCGTCCATTCCTTTTTTTTCCAAGGACTCACGGGCGAAAGCGCGTGTTTCGATCACTTCTCCGCCGAAATGAAAGCGAACGACGGCTCCTACATAAACCCGATCTCCGCACGATTCGATCGAATCGGAAATCGTCAACACCGCCCCCGCTTTCTTCAAAAGCGGTTTGACCGCTTCCAAAATGTCCTCACACGAACGGTAGGCGTAACCGCCGAACTTATTGTATTGCCCTTTCGGGGCTTTTAATTCGCTCTGGATTTCTCCTAGAGCGTCGATCGCTTTTTTATCTGCCATTATGATAAATCCCCTTTCCAGCAATTCGCTTTAAACACGCAATCGCGTGGGGCGATTCCGTTTGCCCGATCAACGCGGGCGACTTCGGCGTCAACGCTGAAGACCAGCGCAAAAGACAAAAACAGGCCGCAAAACACGGCCGAAATAATCGTTTTAAGCATTTTCATCTTCCTTTTGTTTTGCAACTTCCCTTTTCAGTTCCCCGACCAAATAAAGAAGTGCGCCGACTTTATAAGCTCTCTCATAGTCCGAGAGAGCGTTAACATCCTTCAACGACTGGGCGACGCCGTCGAGCTGTTCGACGAGATAATCAACCAGATTCATTGATTGATCTCGTGAGTGAGTCGATAGTACAGCTCTAAATTGTTTTCAACACGAGAGCCAGCACGACGTTTTGAATACGTCCCGTCCCCGTTCGGGACAAAATCGTACATCATAACACGTTGACGCTTGCCGCCGTTCGCCAAATACTCTTTGACGACCCTCTTTTCAAGCGATCTTAAACTAGCCATTTCCTTTCTCCTTTGCCAGAAATTATAAAAGGGGCAATCTCTCGCCCCTTTCAAAATTTTTGACTTCACGGGATTTTCACCCAATCCAGCGACCGCCGGCGTTTTATTTCTTCCCTTGCCGACACCGACCAAAGCCGACCGCGCAACCGTAGGCTAAAACCTCGCTTTTTCAGCGTTCCATTCCCCTGCCCGTTTAGCCGCCGGTCTGTGGGGTGGCTTGCAAGTCCGTTTCCCGTCCTTACAAATTCATTTTTACAACATACCGCCCCCGACGTCAAGATATTTTTTGAAAAAAATGCATTTTTTTTGTTTCTTTTTTTTAAAGGTATGCCTATCAAGGAAAAAGGAGGTGATTATATGAATCTTTTAGAAGAATATCGGAAAAAAAACAGATTGTCGTATAAAGAACTCGGGAATCTGATCGATGTCACGGACTCGCAGGCGTGGCGTTGGTGCAACGATGGAATAGCGATTCCGAAGTCGATTCGGAAAATCGCTAAACTGGTGAAAAAAGACGAATTTTTCGTTTTCAAAAAAATGTTGAAAGGTGAAAAAAATGACTGACACAAAAGACTCGGCGGATTTCATTCAGAAAGCGGACAAAGCGAACGGTTTGGAAATCGTGAACGGCGTTGACGCGAATCGGCTCTTGTCCTATCTGGAACGGATCGAACAGATCGAAGAGGAAAAAAAGAGCCTGCAAAACGACATCAAAGAAATCTTTGAAGAAGCCAAATCGGCGAATTTCGACGTCAAGGCGATTAAGCAACTGCTGAAAATCCGCGAATTTATGGACGATCAGGATCGCGAGTCGCAAGAATACGTTGTTAAACAGTACCGGCGCGCGCTTGGGATTTGATCGATGCGTAAAATATGAAGAAAAGAGTGTTATCGTTTATTCGGTGGCGCTCTTTTTTTTGATTGTCTTTGTTTTGAAAAAATGGGCAAAAGAGCTTAATGTTAATTACAATAAATTAAGATCAAGATTGCAGTATGGTTGGAGCGTGGAAAGGGCTTTCAATGAGTGAACATGATTTACAAAAACAAATCATTGCTTATCTTCGGTTAAAAAAATTTTTATGCTTTGAAACGGACGTTATGGACGGATTGAAGTTTTTTTCTCCAAAAGACAGCAGGCGATTCGCTTTCATAAAACACCATAATGATATGGGATACATAAAAGGGCAACCCGATCTGATAATCCTGTTGCCGATCGGAAACGCGCTTTTCGTCGAGGTAAAGACGGCAAAGGGGCGGCAGTCCGACGAACAGAAAGAATTTCAGCGGCGCGTCGAGTCGCTTGGGTTCAATTACCTGATTTGGCGGTCGGTCGATGACGCCGTGAAATGGTGCGAATCGCCTTTGTCCCTGCCGTAACGGGGACGATCGGAAAGAGCGGCGGGAAATCCCCGCCGTTTTTTTTCGCGTCCGTTTCATTTTTTTCTTGCAAAAATCAAAAAGTGCGTCTTTTCTAAAAGAAAGGCGAAAAAATGCAAGGAGTAGCTACCTTGCAGGTTCCTTAACCTGTGCTAACCCGCCTTTTATTTTTTTTGCACAGGAAACAGCACGGGTTTTTTTTGAAATTATCCACTTTTTCAAAATCAAGCGAAAGAACCGAGTGCGAAAAGGTTTTCTTTGGCTTGTTTGCCTTTCCGCCAAAAACAAGACAACCGCAATCCTCTAAGTAGCGGAATACAAATTTAGAGGTGTCGCACTCTCTTTGCGATCAGTTTATCGGTCGCGCGGGGAATGGAGAGGATATTGGGTTGATAAGCCCGATGTCGAAACGGCTTAAAACGAAAATGACAGGAGGTAAGGGGGAAGCCCCGACGGATACCGAAAAGTCCGCGCCGATAACAAAGCGACGAAAATCTTATCAGGTTTAGGTGGATCAATCAAATAGCTTATGAGCGTATAGGGGTGTCATAAGTTATATTCCCCGATATTGTCCGAATCAGAATCGGGCTTATGAAAAAAATGTATGGCGGAAAGCTTTTTTTTCTGGACAAGCGGAAAAAAGCGGGTGTTTTATAGAGGGTGCGAAAACTACCACCGAAAAAAATCCTTTTATGCAGACAGGCGTTTCATTGTGGTAGGTGAACCTTACGGGGTCGCGCCCGACTGTCTGCACCTTAAAGGGAAAAAATGCAATATAAAACAAACGTAAAAATCGTTATCGATAAGCGGAAATTGGACACGCTTGTTCGTTTGGGCGTTTCTGATGAAAATTTATTGTCCCTTATCAAAACGCAAAGATTTGAGCCGACGGGCGACTCTTTGATTGACGAATATCTGTCAACTCTGGTTGACGTTAGAGATTTTTCAAAATGGGGCGGAAGTCGCAAAAACAGCGGAAAAAAGCCAAAAAATAATCATCTTGAAAATCAAGATGAAAATCAACTTGAAAATCAAGATGAAAATCAACTTGAAAATCAAGATGAAAAAGCAAAAAGGAAAGGGCGTTTCATCAAGCCGTCTGTTGAAGAGGTCGCCGCTTATTGTCGTGAACGCGGGAACGCCGTTGATCCTGATGAATTTTTCGATTTTTACGAATCGAAAGGCTGGCGCGTCGGGAAAGAGCAGATGCGGGATTGGAAAGCGGCGGTCAGGACGTGGGAGAAGCGGAACAGACAGAACGGGATAACGCAAAAAAAGCCCGCTTGCGATTATGAAGCCTTGTTGAATTTGGATTTGGAGTAATGAAATGTTAAGCGAAAATGTTTTTAAAAATTGCCTTGTTGGCCTTTGCAAAATGAACGGCGTTTCAATCGAACAGGATACCTTGCGCATGTATTACGCGAAAGTCAAAAACGACTTCACGGATGACGAATTTCGGGCGATTGCAAACGACATTTTGGAAACTGAAAATCTGTATGGGAAGTTTCCCGCGCCCGTTCTGTTTTACAGCAGAAAGAAACAAGCGGAAAAGAAAAGCGGCGACTCGGCTTTCCTGATCGCGCGTCAGGCGTTTCAGGACAAGGTCATGGAATTGGTGAACAACAATTACAACACGAAACAGGCGATCAAGGAGTTCAACGATTCCCTGACGGCGTCGGAGGTCGCGGCGTTGTCCGCGTTGGGCGGTTTAACGGCTTTGTGGGGCGCGTGCCGAAAGGACGGCGTTTTTATTGACGAAAAAGCGGACTGGACGATTCGGCGTATTCAGGAAAAGTTCAAAGAACATTACAACGCGCCCGCTGACGACCGATTGAGAATCGCCGAGGAAAAGGACGCCGAAATGCTGTTGAAGATTGAAAATCTGACGGCGGCGGCGATTAAACGAATCAACTGAAAGGGAAAAAATGAAATACGAACTTTTGCACTGCGCCGGTTATGATCTGGCGGTTATGGGAATGATGCTTTCATACGGGAAAACGTCTTTCGACAACTTCCAAGCGTCCGGCGCTGATATTGATCGGATTTCCGCAAAGCTTGCGCCTATGGACGGGGGACACAACAAGTTTCTTGAACAAATCCAATATTGGATTTTGATCCAAGCCCCTCTGTTCTGGTGGAAACAGGCGGACACCTACCGAGTCGGCGTATCGAAGTCGTCCGAATCGACGATGCACAAGTCTTGGAAAAACGGACTGACGCAGGAAATGTTTGAATATCCTGTATTCCAAGACACTTTGGACGCGCTCAACGACGCAATCAGGGAATACGGATCGCCGATTGTCGCCGCCGATCGGAAGCAGTTTTTGGAAAAGGTGATCGTGAACAACCTGCCGGACGGGTATTTGCAGACGCGGCTTTTGAACGTGAACGCGAAATGCCTGCGGAATATGTATTTCCAGCGGCGGGAACACAAGCTCAAACAATGGCGCGACTTCTGCGTTTGGATTAAAAACGAATTGCCGTATGGTAATTTGATTACGGCTGAAAGGAAATTCGATGCTTAATTGGCTCAAAAAACCGAAATTCTTTAAACGAAAAACCGTCATCGGCGTTCGGGACGACGGAAAAGAAGCGCGTTTTAAAGTTCATCGAGGAAATCAAATATGGTTTTCTTGGTTTGGCTTTCCGTTTCCTTGCAAAATGGAAAACGACGGAAGCTTAACGGTGTTGCGCGAGGGATTGCGCGGAACGGGAAAAAAGATGCTTGGGTGGACTTGGCGACCTGACGACCATTCGACCGAATGTCCCGACGCAGATTATTGAAAGGGGAACTGAAATGAGCAAAACAAAATTAAAGAAGTGTCCGTGTTGCGGCGGCGAGGCCTATGATTCCGAATGGAACAACGGGTTTCATATTTATTGCCTTTGTGGCGTCAGAACAGAACTTTTTAAAACGAAGGCAAAGGCGGCTTCCGTATGGAACAACCGTTTGATGGAAGCCGAAAACAAACGTTTGCGGGAAGCTTTACAGATGATTGCTACTGAAAAAGACAATCATGGACAATAGCTTTCCGTTGAACAAGCGGCTCAAATTACGACGTCTTGAAAGATGTCGATGCCAGCATCGTTGATTTTAACGGTTTTGACAAAGACACGAACACATTTTTGGGGATTTACTGAAATGAAACAAGAATTTTATGACTTGGCAAAGAAAATCGCCGATTGGCACAGCGTCACGTTCAAAGATGCTGACAAAGCGGGACAGCTTTTGAAGCTTGACGAAGAATTTGACGAATGGCGGGAGGAAACAGCCGACGCCGAAAAGCAAATCACGGAATTGGCGGACTGCTTTATTGTTGCATCCGCGCTCTGGTTTCGCTTTGAAGCGGCTATCGGTATGTTCACCTGCAAGGCGATTGTAAAGCACTGCGCCGATGCCGACGGCGAACTGTACGATGCGATTGTGAATAAGATGGAAGTGAACAAGGAACGGACTCGGCGTGGCGATTGGAAGAAACAAGCTAACGGGAGTTATCACCATTGAAAAGAGAAGAACTTTTAACCAAAGCCGCCGAAACAGTCTGCGGAAGTCGCGAACAGGCGCACGGGAACCCTGAGGGAACGTTTGAGCGGATCGCTCTTGCTTGGTCTGCTTATCTGGACATTGAACTGACGACCGCCGACGTTGCCGTGATGATGATTTTGTTTAAAACGGCGCGGCTGAAAGGAAATCCGAAACACATAGATTCTTGGATCGATATTGCGGGATACGCCGCTTGTGGCGCGGAAGTCGCGACAAGCAAAGAAAGAATAGATTGACATTGTCGGCGAAAGGGATTATACAGGTATTGTCTTCATTCCCTTTCTTAGAAGATGAAAGACCGCCGTCCCTCTCCTTAGCGGCGGTTTTTCTTTTGCTTGAAAAATATCCCGTTTCTGATATAATAAATGGCGGAAAACAATGGAGTCGCGGTATGTTTATAGCTCATTCATACGATAAAAAAACAGGGATATGGAACGGGGCGCAGAAATGCGAATCGGAATCCGATTTACCGCCTTTTCACACGTTTTTAGAACCGTTGCCGGATAAGGACGGTTATGACGTTGTTTTCGACGGTGAAAAGTGGCGGTACAAACTGCGCCCGCGCGTCAAACTGCCGCCGCTCACTTCTGAAAAAGCAAAAATCGTTGGACGCATGGGCGGATTGAAAGCGGCGCAGAATCGCCGCGAACGAAAAGCAATGAAAGACGTGATAGAAGCGCGCCTGAATGAAAAGCTTTCAAACGGCAAGACCGTACAGGAAAACCTGATTGAAAGAGCTGAAAAGCTTTGTTTCGGAAATCAGGCGAAGCTTACCGATCTGGTGAAGTTCTTGGAGTTCTTGCGCGACACGGCGGGACAAAAGCCCGTTGCCCGTGTCGCCCAGACGGATACCGCCGGAAACGACGTCCCGAAAAACGACCTGTCCAAGGTTGACACGGCGACTCTGATCGAAATGGCGAAAGCGGCGGGTGTTGCCGATGACGACGCTGGCGAAAAGTGAAATCCTCAACGAACTGGCGCGGCGGGATTTTCGCTATTTCATCAAGGCGGCTTTCCCGAACTTTCACTTTTCCGCATTTTCAAATCAGGTAGCGGACGCCTTAAATAAATTCATTGCCGACGTGTCCGAATCCCGCCGTCCGATCCTGATCGTAGAAGCTCCAGCCCAGCACGGCAAAACAACCCTTGTTTCCCGCCTGTTTCCCGCCTTTGCTCTTGGACGTAATCCCGATTGTCGTGTCGCCGCCTGTTCCTACTCGTCCGATCTGGCGACAATGATTAACCGCGATGTGCAGAATATTATGCTTTCACCCGAATACAGGGCGATATTCCCGAACTCGGCTTTGTACGCTAGAAAATACGCCGCGCAGGAAAGCCAAGCAATGCGCAACAGCGAAATGTTTGAAATCGTCGGTCATAAGGGGCGATATTTCGCAACGGGCGTAGGCGGCGCGCTTACGGGCAAGTCCGTGGATATAGGCATTATTGACGACCCCGTAAAGAATATGCAGGAAGCCCGATCGCCGACGACGCGGGCGTTTATCGAAAGCTGGTATAACACCGTCTTTTCAACCCGCCTTTCTGCAAACAGCGGTCAGCTGATTATGATGACGCGCTGGCATATAAACGACCTTGTCGGATACCTGAAAGCCAAGAACAAGGACAATGAGCGGCTTAAAGTCCTGACGTTCAAAGCCATTGACGACGACGGGCGCGCGCTTGTCCCGTCCCTGCACCCGATCGACCAGTTGCTTGAAATGAAAGCGACGATGTCGGCGGCGGAATGGTCGGCGTTGTATCAGCAAAATCCGATTATCGACGGCGGGAATCTGATCCATACAAACAAATTCAACCGCTTTACCTCTTGCCCGTCCTCTTTCGCCTACTCTTTCATCACGGCGGACACGGCGTTTTCCGAAAAGAAAAAGGCGGACGGAAGCGCGTTTCTGCATTTCGGCGTGTCATGCGGGAAGATTTACGTTCTCAACGGGTATTGGAAACAGGTCACGTTTCCGAACTTGCGGCGCGATCTCAAATCCTTTTACCTGCAAGCCAAAGAGCGGACGCCTAACCTCTCTTGCGTGTATATTGAAAACAAGGCAAGCGGTATATCGCTGATCCAGCAACTGAAAGAAGACGGCTTGCCGATCCAAGAGCTTTACCCGACGGTCAAAAACGCCGTGTTGAAAAAGGACGTCGTATCTGATAAATTCACAAGGTGGCTGGAAGTCGAGTCGGACGTTGAAAGCGGTCTTGTCCATATTCCCGACAGCGCGCCTTGGGTGAATGATTTTTTGCGGCAATGCGAAGCGTTCACGGGCGGGAATCAGGACGAAAAAGACGATTACGTCGATGCGTTTATTTATGGATTGAAGACGGCGCGCAAGGCGTCGGTCGTCGATTGGGAAAAGGTGCTGTATGAGAATTTTTAAGCGGAAAAAAAAGGTTGAAGAAAAAAAGCCTTTCGTGAATTGGGAAAGCGTGCTGACGCAATCGGAAGCCGTGTCTTTCGAGGACGCCGAGCGTTTCTTGGCGGGGATTTTCAAGACGCCCGAAACAAACGCGGCCATTCGACTGCAAGGAAACGCCGACGATTACGGAATGACGACCGTCAGAGCGTACAACGATAAGCAAGCCGTCAAAAACGAAGCGTGGGGAGCTTTCGCCGTTTCCGCCATTACTTCCCGCGCCAGATCGTCAAATCAATGGATAAACGTCCCGCAGTCCGTCAACGCTGGATTTTCGACGGCACAGTTGTCCTACTACCTGTTTCAAACGGTCAACTACTATGACTGCATGATGCAAGCGCAAGACCCGCTTATGGCAAAGGTACTTACGATCCTTTCCGAAACGCCGTTTTCTAAAGGCGGGAAAATCGCCAACAAGGACAAAGAGGAAGCGGACAAAATCCTTGACGCGGTGGAAAAGAAAAAGCTGACACGAAAGCTTGTCAAAGCGATCAGGTCAATGTACGCCGTCGGCGGGTGCTTGCTCTATCTGCAAACGAACGACGCCGACTTGACGAAGCCGCTGGATTTGAAAAGCCGGAATATGAACGATATCGCCGATTTTGTGCATATCGACCCGATCAATGTTACGGCTATCAACGTCAACACGTCAGAGCCGGCAAAAGCGGATTATATGAATCCGTCAATCTGGTACGTCGTCGGCTTGGGCGCGGTTCACGCGTCCCGTTTCCTGAAATTTGAAGCGAACGTCCCCGAACTGTTGTTGAAGCCGCTCTGTATGTATTTCGGAACGCCGCTCACCAACCTGATTAAGCAGGATATAGCAAACAGCAATCTGGCGACGCAGGGACTGGCAAACCTGATTAACCGTTGTCGTTTTCTGTTCCTGAAAACGGACGATAACTCTTATCAGACGGGGGCGATCAGGGATTTCCGCGCGCGCTTGGAAGTGATGTCCAAAATGCAGGACAATCACATGTTCACGCCTTTGAAAACGACCGAAGACGTGATCCAGCAGGTAACGCCGCTTACGGGTTTTTCGGAAACAACGGAGTTTCTGTATGAAGTCGTCGCGGCGAAAACGGGCATTCCTTTAACGGAACTGCTGGGAACGACGGCCAAGGGAATGAACGCCACGGGCGAGGGCGACCGTCGATCTTGGTACGACCGAGTCAATTCGATCAGGGAAAGCGTCCGCGAGCAGTGGGAAACGGTGCTTGGCATTGTCGCCGGACAAATCACCGACGGCGCGTTTCAGGAAATCCATTATGATTTCAATCTGCTGGAAACGCCGACGGAAGCCGAACGGGCGGAAATCAACAAGGCAAATCTGGAAGTCGCGAAAGCCCTTGTCGAAGTGGGCGGAAACGCCGAAAACGTCTTTGACTGGTTGCGGAAAGACGACAATCTGCAAATCGACTCCGTCGAATTTGACGCCGAACGTTTCGACGAATCCGATTTTGACGCCGAAATGCAACCGAATGGCGAGTTGTCGGCGGACGCTATGGGACAAATCCCTAGCGAAACGGCAACCGAAAGTTTAAAAAGCCAAAATATTTGGATCGACAATCCGGCGACGTTTGTCACGATGAAAGGGGCGAAAGTTCCGCTTGAAGAGGGGCAGAGTTCCAAGGAAGCGGCGGAAAGGTTCTTGTCCGACAAAGGACGGAAGCCGAAAGCCGCGCCCGAAGCCGAAAAGAAAGAGGAAGCGAAGCCCGAAGCGAAAGAAACGGCGAAAGACGACGGTTTCAAAGTCGAACGGGAAACGGCGAAAGCCAAGCTTTTGCGCAAGGGCGACAAATCGTTTTGGATACAAAAACGCTGGTTGCGCGAGGACGGAACGCTGACGGCGGCGGGACAGAAAGCGTATGAAGAAGCGGAAACGGATCAGGCGAAACAGGAGCGGCAGGAAAAGCGTAAAGCCGAACGTGAAAGAGGAGTCGTCCGTCCTGAAAAAGCGGACTGGGAGTCGGATAAGGCGTACGGATATGATTTGGATTTAGATTTCTACAATACGGAACAAAATCGCCGCCACCGAATTTTTATTCCTAAATCCGTGATCCAGCCGAACGGGAATATTCCCACTTGGATTCTGGAAAAGAAGATTGAAGAAATCAAAGACAAATATGCGGGAATGGGCGGATTCTACATTGACAAACACCCGTTTAAAGGTCATTCGTTCGGATTTATCGACTTGTCCGGAAATGACGAGGGCGACGGCGCAAGTGAAAACAAAGCGAAATCCTCAAACTCGGCTAACGATCCGATCTACTCGATCGACAATTACGTTTTGCGGGTATCGACGGACAACGGGGAAACGTGGGCAGATGTCGGAGATGACGAGTAAAAAGGCGAAATGGTATAACTCCCGAGCGAGAGCGTTCGGGGGTTATGCCGTTATGCAACCGATCGGCAAGAACAAAGCGGCGGATATTTATTACAGGAAGTCAGCGAATAACCTGTTACAGGCTTTTTTTCGGCGCGCCGTTCGCGAGGTACGGGAAAGCTATGACGCGATCCAGTCGGAAAACGCCGCCGTTTCCAACGCAAAGAAAAGCCCCGCCCGAGTTGCGCGGGCGTTTCAGTCCTTGCGCGGGCGTCAGCTGGATATGTTCAAAGACGCGGCGGAAAAGATCGTTTTCCGATACGTACGCAAAGTGACGAAATCGTCGAAAAAGGACACCGAAACGGAATTGTCCCGCTTTTACGGATCGGGTGCTATTCAATTCAACGTTTCCCGATACGACGAAATCACCCGCGCGCTTGTTCAAAGAAACGTGGCTTTGCTGACGAATACGGCGCAAGAAACGATTGATAGCGTTGAAAATATCGTGTACAATGCAATGACGACGGGTAGAGGTTGGGCGGATATCGAGTCCAATCTCAAAACCGAGTCGGGAATAGCGGAACGGCGAATCAAGCGCATAGCCCGCGACCAGACCGCCAAAGCGTCCGAAGCGATAAATATGTTTATGCAGAGGGAAGCCGGAGCGGAATATTTCGAGTGGTCAACCAGTAAAGACGAGCGCGTGAGTACTGGTTATGGCGGGCATAAACAGCTTGACGGCAAGATTTACCGGTACGACGAGCCGGAACGCTACCCGATTATCGACAGTTACGGGCATAGGGGCTTACCCGCCGAGCGCGTCAACTGTCGGTGTACGGCGTTATCCGTTTTCATAATGGACGGCTATCGGGCTAAATGGTCTTCCTCTGACGAATGTTATAGGATTGTTAGAGAATGATTATTAGTCAAAAAAGCAGGATCAACAACGCGCCGTCCTTGCGTCATTACGACACAAACGGTTATCTGACCGTTGAAAAATCCCCGATTTTGAATACAGAGCCTTTGGAATACATGGGCTTTGAATTGCTGGGCAACCGTCAGCCGCGCGAAATCGCGGGAAAAATGGTTGAGCCCGACAAGGTTTATACCGTCCGTATTCCGCAAGAAGAGCTGGAAAAAGCCGCGCCGTCGTTTTGCCTGATCCCTTTGGTGGACGGGCATAAATGGCTTTCGGGGGACGCGCGCAACAACGCAGACGCCGATCCGAAAGACTACCAAGAGGGAACGACGGGCGAAAAAGCGGAAGTCGTTGACGGCAAATTATACGTCCCGTTGAAATTCACGGGCAAAGAGATTTTACGCCATTTGTCTAATGGCGTTGAAGAGTTATCGGCGAGTTACGAACACAACCTTTTACCCGACGAAACGGGCAAGGCTGATTTTGTAGCGGTCGATATAATTGGGAATCACGTGGCACTTGTTGAAAACGGGCGTTGTGGTTCTGATGTTCGAGTGTACAACAGTAAAGGTGGACTTATGGCAAAAACGAACAATGAAGTAGCCTTGCTGGTTAATGGCAAAAAAATTGACTTGGAGCAGTTTTTTGCGCAGGAACAGCAAGAGGACGCGCACGCCGACACGGGCGCGATTACCGACAACGCCGACGGCGAAATCGACAAGCGCGCCGTTATCGACGAAATCGGCGGATTGTTGAAAGACAAGGGATTGTCCGACGAAGATATCCGCGCGGTTATCGCTATGGCGGAAAAACTGTCTTACGACAAATCGGAAGCGGCGACGGCTGACAACGCTTGCGCCAAGAACGAAGACGGCGACGAAACGCCCGCGCCCGAAGCCGACAAAGAAGACGGCGAAGACGTAGGCGAAAAAATCAAAGCGGCGAACGCGGCGATTTTGGAAACGATCGCTAACAATCAGAAAGCGGCGCGTCAGGCGTATGACGACGTGCGCGGTCTGACGGGCGATTTTAACGGTCTGGGTATGTCCGCCGCTGAAATTTACGCCCACGCTTTGACGGAACGCGGCATTCGCGCCGAAAACAGATCCGTTGAAGAAATGAAAGCGGTTGTCGAAACGCTGAAATCCGTTCGCGTTGACAATTCTTTCAAACCGTCGATTGTTTCGGACGCCGAAGCCGTCGAACGCGAAGTTTAACAAGCAGGGAGCAAAATAAATGTTTCAAAATCAGGTTTATCAAAAACAGCCGATCGGTCGCGCTGGCACATTGTCCCGCGATCTGCCCGCCGTTCACACGCCCCACATTGTCGAGGGTCACGATTTGAAAGCTGGCGGTTTCGCTTTTGCGGGAACTGACGGCAAAGTCAAAGGCACTGCCGTTGCGGGTACTGCCCCCGTCGGTTTCGTCGTTTTCGACCGCTATCAGGCGAATTTGACGGGCGACAATTCCATGACGATCAATGAGGGCGAAGAAGTCGCCGTTTATGAAGACGGCTTTATGTTCGCTCAAACGGGCGACGCCACCGTCGGCGACAAGGTTCTGGTCGATCCGACCACTGGCAAAATCTCCGCCGGTTCCGCCGCTGGCAACGCCACCGCCGGTTCTTTGGACTTTGTCACGGTTTCCGCCGCCGACGATTGGAAAACCGAAAACGCGGGTACGTTGACGCTGAACGTTGACGGTGCGGACAAGGAATACACGGGCTTGGATTTTTCCGCCGCTGAAGATTTGACCGCCGTCGCCGCCGTTATCGCCGCGAAAACCACCGCTGACGCCGCTTGCGCCGTCAATGGCGAGGGAACGGGCTTGGTCTTCACGTCCAAAACGACGGGCGCGGATTCAGCCGTGAAATTCGTCGGCGGTTCGATTGAAGAACTGTTGGGCGCGGGAACGTCGGGCAACGTCATTGAAGTCGCGGGCGGAAACGCCACCGTTGACACGGGCTTTGTCGTATATACGGCGTCGGATGTGAACGGCGTCGCCGAAATCAAAAAGTGAAAGGTTTAAAACAATGGGTTTCAAGACTTACAACAACAAATCGATCGGTGACAAGTGTCATTCCGATTATTTGCGCGCTTTGAACGCAAAGGGTGTTATTCGTGTTGACAACGACGGAAACGCCGTTTTTCCCGCGAATATCAACGCTCCGATCGGCGCGCTGGCGTACATTCGCCCGACCGCCATTGACGCTTTGACAGCCCCGCGCGTCGCCGACAAAATCGCCGCCGCCAGCAAAAACGGCACTTGGGGCGATGAAATTCTTGTCATCAAGACGAAAGAATATATGGGCAAGACTTCCCCCGACGACGGGCAGGAATCCGACGGGTATTTGTCCGGCGTGAAATACTCCAACGAAACGCGCGGCGCGTATTACTATGCAACGGGCTGGCGTTCGACCGACCGCGAAGAAGCGACCGCCGGAGCGTTTCAGGAAAATATCCGCGCCGACAAAGCGGAGGCGGCTATGCGTTCTATGGCGATCGACCGTAACGCGTTCTTTTTCAGCGGCGTTAAGGACAAATCCCTGAAAGCCCCCGTTTATGGCTTGCTGAACGAACCGGGCTTGACGCCGTACGTTGTCGCGAAACAGGGTAAAAGCGGATCGTCCAAGTGGACGGACAAGACGATTGAAGAAATCGCCAACGACGTTGTCGATGCGTATGCGACGATGCAACAGCAGAGCGACGGGAACGCCGCCTTGTCTTTGGCTGGCGGTAAAAAGCTGAAACTGTTGGTTTCGCCCGCGTCCGAAGCCTTGCTGAAAAAGTCCAACGAGTTCGGGCGTTCCGCTATGGAAAACCTGAAAGGCTCTTTCGGCGAATCGCTGGAAATTATCGCCGTGCCGCAGATGGCGAAAGCGAACTCAAACAGCGACGTTTTCTATCTGATGATCGACGGCGACGGCGTGGAAGCCTTGCTGAACAGCTACATCGAAATGGCGCGCGTCTATCCGATCTTCATCAAAGACAGCGTCACGTCGCAGAAGATCAGCGCGGCGACCTCGGGTTGCGTTGCCCAGTTGCCGATGATGATCGTCCGCTACACGGGCATTTAACGAACAGCGGGGGCGGGCGCAAAAACCCGCCCTTGCGCAAACAACGGAGCGCGAAAAATGATTATAGTCAATAAACAAGTTTCAGAAATTGCCTTTCGGACACCGAACGGCGTTTGTCGCATAAAAGGGAATGGTGTTTTAAACACTGTTTCAGATGAAGACTGGGAATATATTTTAAACAATTACGGCGGTTTTATCCGCGAAAACACTTTTTCGGACAAAAACCCGACGGGCTTTTTTGTTTGGAACGAAAAGGCGAAAGAAGCGGAAGCGGCGGGGCGCGAGCTGGCATTCACCGAGGGCGTGGACGGTTGCGAACGTCTGACGGCGACCGAAGCAAAAAAGGCTGTTGCGGGCGTTGACGTTAAAGCGTCCGTTGACGGTATGAAATGGGCGGATTTGAAGAAATACGCCGCGTCCTTGGGCGTGAAAGTGCCGCGCGAATGGGGACGGGCGCAACTGACGGAAGCGGTAAAGGAAGCTGAAAAAAATGCCTGAAATCATTATTCCGATAATTGACGAGTTCAACAAGCGATTCCCCGATCTGGCGGCGTTGAATTTGACGCAAGAGGATTTGGATGACGCGCAACCGCGGGCGAAGTCCTGCATTTCCAACGTTGTAGGCGAAATCCTGCTTGAAAAGGATTTACAGACGCAGGGCGTTTATCTGGCGACGGCGCACGTCCTGTTTTTGTTGAAGAATCCCGACAAGACGGGCGGGCGTCTGACAAGCGCGACCGAGGGCGGCGTATCGGCGGGCTTTCAACCCGTCCCCGTCAATTCTATCAGGGATTGGGCATTGAGCCGCACGGAATACGGTTTGGAGCTGATCCAGATTTTGAATTTGATCCAGCCGCCTTTGCCTGAAAAAGGAAGCGATCCGTATCCGTATTACACGACGGGGGGCTGGCGTGTCTAATTTTTCCTGCTCAATCGACTTTGGCGAAATCGACCAGATGCTTGCTCAAATTGACAAGCAGTTGTCAGGCGCGACCGAAGCGATGGCGGGATATTTCGAGGGCAAATCATACCCCGACAAGGGAAATGCAAAAGGTCTTGAAGTGGCGAAAAACGCAATGATCCAAGAACATGGAACGCCCGACGGGAAAATTCCGCCGCGTCCGTTTATGACGAACGCCGCTAAAAATTCGGACAAGTGGGCAAAAATCGCCGAGTCGGAATTGGACAAGGGGCGGACAATGGATCAGGTCTTACGCCGAGTCGGCGCGGAAATGCGCGACGATATCGTCAGGGCGATTGACGCGAACGTCCCGCCGCCGAACGCACCGGCGACGGTTGCGAAAAAAGGAAGTTCGCATACTCTGGTTGACACGGGCAACGGGTTGCGCCGCCCCGCTTTCGAGGTGAAATAATGCAGGGATTGAATTTACACAATACGGTTGCGGACGCTCTGGCGGTAATCAATCCTTGGCAGGAATTGACGTTTAAGAAGACGGCCACGGAATGGACACCAGACGCCCGAACGCCGACGGTGACGGAAACGGAATTGACGCTGAAAGGCAAAATCCAGCCCGCCGATTTGCAGACGGTCGTCAAACTCGGCTTTGACGTGAACGCGTATCAGTATTTCACGGTGTTTATTTCCGCCGACGTTACGCAGATCGACCGTTTGCGTCAGTTGGGGGCGGACGTTTTCACGACGGAAAACGGCGACAAGTATCAGCTTGTGGCAAAATCCGACTGGATTCAAAACGGCTGGCGGCAGGGATACGCCTATTTGATCGAAGCGGGAGCGGGGGCGAAAGATGAAACGGTCTGATATTTTCGATTATATCCAAAAGCAAGCGCCCGCGGGAATCCAGTTTGTCGATCCGTACTTGTCGGACGTGCCGTTGCCGAAAGGCGATTTTGTATCTCTGAACATTTTGCCCGTTGAAGATGTTGCGGCGTCGCAACACCGGACAACGGCGTACAACGCCGAAGCGGGGACGGTTTCGGTCACTTATTCGCAAGAGCGGATTTACACCGTCCAGTTTGATTGTTTCGGAGCTGACGCGCTGGATACGGCGTTGACGTTGAAACAGCGGCTGAAAGATTTTTTCTACAATACGCCTGACACGCCGTTTAATCTGAAAACGGTGACGGATATTGAAAATTTGAGCGATTTGCAGGATAATAAACGCTATCTTGAACGGTATTCTTTCCGAATGTCCTTTTTCATTATGGACGAATGGACAGATGAGAATCAACCCGCGCTTGAACAGGTTGCGACGGCGGCGGTTGATATTGCGCAATAACAACGGAGTTTAAAAAATGTCGATTCCTTTTTATGTTATCGCACCGACGACGGCGAAAGTCGTTAAGCCCGCTTTCACTGCTGAAAAACAGCATTTGATTTTGGCGGTCAAAAACGACCTGATCCCCACGTCCGTGCCTTATCTGGTTTTCACCTCGGCGGCGGATTACGCCCTGTCTTTCGGCAAAGACAAGGTTTATGACGCTCTGGTGAAGTATTTCGGTTTCTTGTCGAAGTCCGGATTGTCGCCTGAAAAGGCGGTAATCATGCGCTGGTACGACGAAGACACCGCGCCCTTTGCGATCGGCGGGCAGATGCCCGACAACGGCTTGGCGGAATTGAAGAAAATCACGGCGGGCAAGCTTACGGTTACTTTTGACGGCACGGCTTTTGAAGCGACCGCTTTGGACTTTTCCGCGGCTAACGCATATTCCGACGTCGCGGCGACTTTGCAGACGGCGTTGCAGGGTAACGCGGACGGCGGCGCGGCGTTCACGGGCGCGACCGTTGAATACAACACGACAACGGGCGGTTTCATTATCACGTCGGGCGAAAAAGGCGCGGCGGCGACAATCGCGGCTTTCACGGGCGAAGCGGACACGCTGAAAGCCTTGGGTTTGACCTCTGCGATTTTGTCGCAGGGCGTCGATAAAGAGGGTTTCGCCGACTTCTGCGAACGACTGGCGGACGCGAATCCCGTCGGGTTCACGATCACCACGCTTGAAACGGTTGAAACCGCCGATATGCTGGCGTCCGCCGCTTGGTTGCAGATGACCGTCGAAAATCAGACGCTTTACACGGTTTGGAAGCTGGCGTTCAATTTTGCCGATATGGACGCTTTGTCCGAATTTTCCGGCAAGGTAAAGGATCTGTCTTATACGGGCGTGACTTTGTGTTACGATCCGAACGGCGAAAACGTGAACATTCTGGACGCGGCGATTTCGGCGTCCACCGATTACGGCGTCGAAAACGGGACAAAGAACTACAATTATCAGCCCGCGACGGGTTACACGTCCGTTACGAAATACGGCAAAGTCACCGAATATCAGGCGGGACAGACGAATCTGGGCATTTACAACAAGTTGAACGACTTGAGCGCGTGCTTTGTTTATTCCGTCGGTTACGGCGACCAAGAGCAAACGTATTACGGTACGGGCTTGATGTTGGGCGATTTCGCGACCGAAGACACGCAGGCGAATCAGGCGGGTTTGGAAAGCGATCTGCGCTTGGCGGTGATTAACGGTTTGAACGCCGTTGAAAAGCTGAAACTGCGCGGCACGGACGCAGAGGAAACGCTGGCGGCGTTGGTTGCCCCGTCTTTCCAGAAGTTCCAGAGAAACGGAGCGATTGCTTACAACGGCGAATTGTCAACGACTGATCGGATTTCGATTACGCAGTCGTTTGGTTCGTCCGACGCGTCGGACGCCGTCGAAAACAACGGGTACTTTTTCCGTGTGGAAAGCCTGACGGAAACGGACGTTGCGGAAAAGCGGCGTCGAATCCGTTACGCTTATCTGGCGGGCGGCGTCATTAACAAAGTTGTTTTCAACGCGTCGATTTATGGCGTTTAACAGGGAGTAAAAAAAATGGCTTTTGAAAATGTACAGGGTCAGGAAAACGGCTTTTCGACGATCACGGGCGTTTTTACCGCCGCGCCGATTTTCGCGTCCTTCCGTTGCGAGGGGCTGGATAAAGCGGGGATCGTCTGGGACGACGTGGAAGTCGCAACGATCGACGTGGGCGCGGACGGTTTGAGCACGACCAACACTAAGCCGGTTGTCAGATCGGCGACGATGACGTTTAAGCCGAACAGCTCGACCAGAAAATATCTGGATCGGATCATTGAGCTTTCGTCCGTTTCGTTCGGCGTCCAGCCGACGGATTACGAGTTGACTTATATGGAAGTCAACCGTATGCTGGGGACGAAAACGATTTATTCCGGCGGTAAAGTGACGACGGCGGCGGGCGGAAATTCCGCCACGCTGGACGACGGTCAGCAGTCGAAAAAGTACGTCTTCAAATTTGCAGGCGTTCCGGTGACTTTGCCGTTGTAACGAGGTTTGCGGGGATAGGTTATTAGCCGACCGACAAGGAAGCAACGCGCTCTCTTCTTTCCCCGCAAATTAAGAGCGCGTTTTTTTATGGAGCGCAAAAAATGCAGAAAACAAAAATCGTAAAGATTCAGGATTTGGATAACGTCCGGTACTTCAAAATCCGCGCGATGGGAGTCGTCGAGGGGCTGGATATGATCGACAAAATCGCGGGAGCGGCACAGGACGTTATGCAGGGGCGCAAGGTGTCGATCAAGGATTTTTTGCCCGAATTGATTCCGCTTGCCGCGCCGATGGACGCCGAGGGGAAAAAAGTCACCGTTCCCGATTACACGCTTGAAGACGCATTGAACGAGTTTGAAAATCCGATTGCTTTGTTGCAACTGGCGACGGAGGTACTGGAATTTCAGCAAGGTTTTTTAGAGGGATACGAAGTCTTCCAGAAATTGACCAAGAAAGCAAAAGACTTGTCAGCTACTCTCAATTCGGCGTCAGAAACGAAATCGGAAGCCTGATAAATCCGGAAGTGTCGGCGCGGGAACTGGCGACGTTAGACCTGTTTGATTTTTGGCTTTCGTATGTGGTAAAATACGTTCGGACGCAGAACGAAATCGCGTCCTACAACAGGAGTCTTTCAAATGGCGTTCAGTCGCGCGGTCATTAGTTTCTTTGTCAATGCGGAATCGGCGAAAAAGCAGATTTCCGATTTTAAAGGCACGATCAAACAGACGGCGACCGATATTAGCCAAACGTTTATTGGCAGATTCGGCGGGATCGCCGCTATCGGCGGGGGCGTAAAAGCCCTTGCCGATATTTATACCCAGACAAAAAAGCTGGCGGATTTTTCAAACACGTTTTCTTTGCCGGTAGAGGAAGTTTCCCGCTTTTCAAACGTGCTTTCAATGTTTGGCGGAAATACCGACGAAAGCATAAACGATTTGAAGAGCCTGCAACAGGCGATCACCGACTTTAAGACGACTGGCGGCGGGTCTTTGCGGGCGGTATCGGCGCAAGTCGGTTTATCGCTCACGAACGCCGACGGTTCGATGAAAAATTCAATGCAGGTGATCGACGATCTGCGGGCGAAATTCAAAGGATTGTCAGGATCGGCACAGTTGAAAGTGGCGCAGGAATTGGGGCTTTCCTCTCCCGCAACTTTGCAGATGTTGCGCGCGCCCGACGAGGAATATGGGAAAATCCGCAAACAAGCGGAGCAGATGAACGTCGTCAATCAGGGAACGGCGGACAAGGTGACCCAGCTTTCCCGCATTTTGGCGACAATGAAGCAACAGTGGTACGGCGTCGGAACAGTCATTCTTGATTTCGTCTTAAAGCCGTTGCAACAGATCGGCAACGCTTTGGCTTGGTTTAACAATCAGAGTGAAACGACGCGCAAGTTCTTTATCGGGATCAGCGGGGCGATGCTTTTGTTTAAACCGGCCGTTGACGTTTTCGTTTTCTTGAAATCGGGTATTGCCGGACTGATCGCGCCGCTGAAACTGGTATTTGCTTTGATCGCCGCAAACCCGATTACGGCGACAATCGCGGCTATCGCCTTGGGGATTGTTTATTTTGACGACATCAAAGCGGCGATGGATCGTTTTATCGCGACGGGTACGCCGTTTTCCAATTTCTGCCGCGGACTGATCGACGATATAAATCTGGTGTTGACGCCGATCAACAAGCTTGGCGAAGCCATGGGGTGGGTTGCGGCAAAACTGACCGGCGGCGTGAAAAAGCCGATTGAAGAAATGACCGATGAGGAATACGCCGATCAGCAGGGAATATCCATTGAACAGGCGCGGACTATCAGGAAAAACAGGGAAGCGTTTAAAGGGCAGTTGCGGAGTTCCGGCGAAGTATCCGCCGCGCAAAACGCGCAGATCGTAAATTCGACGGTGAACAACTCGGCGTCCACGGCGACGACGAACAACAACAAGACTTCAACGGTGAACCAGACTTTCAATTTCAACGGCACGTCCGACGAAATGCAAGACAAGCTAGTTTCGATTGTCAAACAAGGCGCGACGGGGGTTAGGTAATGGCGACAACGTATCTTGACTCGTTCAAAGAATTGATTATGGGGGCGAATCCTTACGCCATTATGTATGTTGACTCTTTGGGCAAAAAAAAGGTTGTTTTGGCTTTTGATTCGATCCAAGAGGTCAATTTCAAAGCGTCTTCAACAATGACGACCTACCCGACGGAATCGAACGAATACCGAACGGACGGTAAGTTTCGGACGCCGAACGTGATTTCCGTCAGAGGGATTATTCAACGTCCCTCTTTGGCAGGACAAGCGGCGCGGGCGTTGTTGTCATACCTTGGCGGCGGAAAATCGCTTATCGACCGGACAAAGGCGCAACTGGAACAGTATATCGATGTTGTCTGCCGGTTGGATATTCAGACAAAAAGCGGATTGTATGAAAACTATTCGCTGATCGGTTACGAAATCCCCGAAACGCTGGACAATTACGGCTATTTTGAAGTGATTATGGATTTTCAGCAAAACCTTGCCCCGACGGCGGATAACGAAGTGTTGCGCCTGATTTCGGACGCGAAAACGATTTTCGGCGGGATTTGCTCTAAGATAGGACTCGGCTGATGAAATACCAGATTGTTTTACCCGTAACCGCAAACGGATCAGTTTCCTTTGACCTTGACGAAATCGCCATTGATTTCAGCTGGAGGACTTTGCGCAACGGCTCGATGATTTGCGACATCACGACAAACGACGGCGAAAACGAAAGCAAGATCGGCGGTCGGGCGTGCGTGAACTTGTCCCCGTTGTTGTGGGAATCGCCGTGGAAGTCCGGCAAGGGCAATCTGTATTTTATGGACAAGACGGGTAACGACGATCCGCGCTATTCGGAGTTCAACGACCGCTTTATCTTGGTGTACGACGACGCCTATGTTTTCGAGGGGCAAGGCTATGCGGGGGATTGATTGGACAATTCCGAAACGGTACTTGCGCCTGACACTATACGACGGTCGGGTCGTCACGACAAACAAGCGGGTATTGTCGAATCTGGACGATTATTTCAAAATCACAGGCGATATATCGGCGACGGTTTCGGGCGCGTCGGCGGAAGCGAACTTCACGCTTTACGGGCTGAAACTCGACAAAATGGCGTTTCTTTCAACCAGCTTTTCCACGTGGGTTGTCAATCAAATCAGGAATGAAATTGTTTTGGATATCGGCTATGAAAACAATCACGGGATTATGTTCAACGGCACGATTACCGAAGCCCTGCCGTCGCTGGACAATGAGAATTATTCCGTTAAATTGAAGTGCATGGGGAGCTTTGCGGAAACTTTAAACAGCGTCGTTTCTTTGAGTTTCAGCGGGATAACGCCCGTTTCCGTAATTGTCGCCCGCATAGCGTCGAAACTGGGCTATCTGCCGCGGATCAGCACGTCGGTAAAACTGATGACGGTGGCGAATTATTCACTGCAAAATCAGCCGATAACGAATCACTTGCGGTATCTGGCGGAAATCGCGGGGATTGATTGTTATGTTGAAAACGATACGGTCGTTGCGAAAAAAAGCGGGGAAGCGGTGGCGTTGTCGCGGACGTACAAGATCGACTCGTCGAATATGATAGGCGCGCCTATACCGACGAACGAGGGGGCGCGGGTAAGAGTCCGTCTTGATCCGTCGATCAGGACGGGGCAAAAAGTACGGCTGGTTTCGTCAAAATTCCCGCAGTTGTCGGGTGAAGTGTTTATCGTTCAAACGATCGGAACGTCTTTTGACACGCGCGGCAACGATTGGAAAAACGAATTGTGGCTTGTCAAAGAGGGGCTTTATCGGCAATGAAAAGCAACACACCAAATACAAATCCGGCTTGTTCAAGCGACGTTTTCACGGCGTTCCGGCAAATTGTCAAAACGTACTTGTCCGATTTTGTTTTTACAGCCGATCCGGTGAAAGTGGTAGAAGTCGGGGCGGACGGATATCTTACAGTCCGGCCAGTTGTTAAGCAAGAAACGACAAGCGGGAAAACGCTATCAATCGGTTCGGACAACGATATTTGCAACGTCCGCCCGTTGTATTTTCTTGGCGGCGGTACGGAATTGTCCTTTGAAGCGGCGGCGGGCGATTACGGCTTGCTGATCGCTTGCAAAAGCGACGTGACGAAATACGCCGTTTTGCATACGGAAGCGGTCGGCGGACTGCGGCAATTCAGCCCGTCAAACGGCTTTTTTCTGCCGATCGACTTTTTCCCGACGAAAAGAACGAAGCTCACTATTTCGCGGACGGGAACGGCGGCGGAAGCGGCGACCTCGTCCATTGTGCTGGACGACGCGGGAATCACGGTTTCGACAACGGGGGCTTTGTCGGTATCGGCGAAGTCGGCGACGGTCACGACAACGGAAGCGGTTGCGGTTTCCGCAAAATCTGCTACAATAACAGCAACGGAAGCGGTGGACGTATCGGCGAAGTCGGCGACGGTTACAGCTGATGCCGTCAGTCTGGGAGGGGCTGGCGGCGCGGCGGTGGCGAGAGTTGGCGACGCCGTATCCGTTACGGTTGCCAGCGGATCATCGGCGGGCGTATGGACGGGAACGATCACGGCGGGTTCTGCAAAGGTGACTGCGCAATGATAACGATTAAGACAAATGAAAAAGGCATTGAACTGGATAAAAACGGCAACATCAAACTGCTGGACGGTTTGGACGCTTGCGTTCAGGACGTGCAGTCCCGCGTCCTGTTCAATCAGGGTGAAAACCCGTATGATTTGACGGACGGGATCGATTACAATGGCGATCTGTTGGGAAAATTCGGCGGAGAAGAGTATATAAAAAACGTTTATGCCAAACAGATCGGGAAGTCGGACGATATAACCGAGGTTGCGAATATCGAAATCGCGCGCGGCGACAAGTCTTTTTCGGTCAACGCGGAAATCAAAACAATATACGGGGTGACGAATGTCTAATCCTTTTTTTGAAGTCAATACCGACGGCGTTTTTACGGTCGATACGTCCACTGTCAAAGAAAAGTTTGAAGAAGCTTATAAGGCGGCGTTGGGCGCGACGCTGAACGTCAATGACGGCGTTCAGAAACAGCTGATTTTGAACGACACGGAAACGGTCGTTTCGTTTATGAACGATATCGCGCTTTTGTTGAACGCAAACAACATTTTCACGGCGACGGGGAGCGCGCTTGATAGCGTCGGCGCAAGGTTTGGGTATTATCGTAAAAAAGATACGCAAACGGTCGTCACGGCGGTTCTGACGGGATCGGCTGGGGCGATTGTCCCGATCGGCGCGCTGGCGTCCGACGGTGAAAACACTTTTGCGCTTACAAACGTCGTTATTATCGGTGACGACGGCAAAGCGACGGCTCAATTTCAATGCACGGTCGGCGGGGAGATTCCATGCTTGGCGGGAAACTTAAATCAAATCGTCACAACGGTGATCGGTTGGGAAAGCGTCACCAATCCGACAAACGGGATTGTCGGCGTTGATACGGAATCGGACAACGTTTTCAGGCAGAGAATTTTAGGGACTCTGTTGCAAATGCGGTCAAGGACTCTTTTGGGAGCGATCGCCGCAAACGTCGGGCAGACGGCGGGCGTCGTTTCAGCTTTTGTTCAAGAAAACCCCGTCAATGTCGAAAACGTTATTCGCGGCGTCGTTATGCCGCCGTATTCCATTTACGTCGCCGCTCTGGGCGGGACGGGCGACGCAATCGCCGAAACGTTGACGAAAACCAAAACGCTGGGTTGTCCGATGACGGGCAACACCTTAATCACCTATTACGATATTTTGTCGAAATACAACAACAACTACCGGATCGAACGCCCTGCGGAATTGCCGATTTTCATCAAAGTGTCGTATCACCCGACGGATACGACGCCGTCGAACGTGCAGGATTTGATCAAGGAAAAAATCGTTTCCTACTTCAATTTGAACACTTTGCAGATTGCGGAAAACATTTCAACATTCACGATCAATCAGGCGTTGAGAGATTTTCTGTATGCGGAAATTTACTCCATTTCCGTTCGGAGCGACTCGGCGGGCGACTGGGCGATTTACGTTAATGTTGACGCGAATCAAATCCCGACGGTTTCGGCTGAAAACATTTCTTTCGAGGTGATTTAATGGCGGAACTCGGCATATATGAACAGGTATCGCTAAACGTCTTGGAGCGGCAGTACGGCTATACCAACGTTGCCGCCCTGATGATGAAGCGGGCGGAAGTGTACGACACGCTGATCGGCGATATAATCACGGATTTAATGGGGCAGTTTTTCGATATTCGGACTTGCACGACGCAGGCACTGGATAACTACTGGGGAAAGTTGCTTAACATTTCCCGCGTTTTTGAAGACGACGACGGCAACAAGTACACGCTGACGGACGCCGAGTTTCGGGAAGTTATGCAGATCAAGCTTTTTTCTTGGGACGGCACGCTTGCGAGTCTTAACGAGTTTTTCCGTGACCTATTTGCGGGGCGCGGTTCGTTTTTCGGCGTCGATTCGCAGGATATGACGTATATCCGTTTTATTATCGGATTTGAGCTTACCGACAACGAAAAGGCATTGTTTGAAAAATTCGATATTTTACCGCGTCCCGCCGGAATCGGGGCAAGAGTGAAAATCATCACGTCCGATAAAAAGTTTTTCGGATTCGGAAAATATGAAAGCTATACGGAAAGTCCTATAACTTTAAGTTTTGGCACATATACGCAAGAACCGCTTGGAGCGGGTCAATTCGCAACATACAACGACGAGGTTTAACAATGGCTGATAGGTTTTTGCTGAAAAAATTCGCAAGCAACACGAACGACGTGGGGCAGTTCGGTTCTTTCCAACAGGGCGGCGGCAAGATCGGCGACGGCGTGAAGACGACCGATCCTAATCAGATACAGGCGTCCCCCGCTTGGGAGCAGGGCTGGGGCGCGGCTACCGATTACGGTTTGTTGTTGCCGCGTTTGGAAGAAATGAACGGCGTTCAGCGCGTCTTTGCGGAAATGCTGTGGAATCAGTGGCGCGACGGTATTACGTTCTGGCAGGCGGGCGCGCCCGTAAAAGCGTTGCAAAGCGTCGTGATATATCAGACGGGCGACGAACTGCCGAAAATTTACATAAACAAGACGGGAGCGAACGGGGCGAACCCGCCGCCGCAGGATACGGACAACTGGGCACTGGCGTTTGACCCGACAAATACGCAACTTTTGTCGAATATGGAACAGGTGGTATCAGCGGCTACCAACAAATATCCGTCAAGCGCGGCTGTTTCCGCCTATGCGCAAGCGACCGGCAATCCTGTTGGGACGATTATCATTTGGGGTGCAGATACCGCGCCAGCTGGCTATTTGATTTGCAACGGCGCGGCTATTTCCCGTACTACGTATGCCAATCTGTTCAACGTCATCGGTACGATATGGGGAGTTGGGGACGGAAACACGACCTTTAATCTGCCGAATTTTGAAAACGACATTCGGTTGGTGCAATACTATAGAAATGGAGCTACCGCCTACCTGCGTTATTCAAACGGCGTGGTCGATCAGTGGGGTTTTGCGGAACGATCTGTCGTGAATATCGCACAAGGTGTAACATTTGCTGTGCCGTATGTCGGAAATACGTATGATAGTTTGGCGACAGTCGATACTTTTGACAGTGACGGCTATAACTACTTCGCATCAACGGCGCAAGAGGATGTAACAGGTGCTAGGCTAACGGTTTACACCCGCGGACATGCGGGAACGGTGTCCGAAAGAAAAACTCATTACCGCGCGGTCGGATTAAGTAACATTACTCAGCCACAAAGACACTATTGCATCCGCTATTAATACCGAATACAAAAATTCACAACCGACGAAAAAGGCTGGACTCTTGTCGCCGCGCCGTAAACAGCGGACGAACGGGAAGCGTCGAAAGAAACAAATACAGGTGCTCCGCCTCTACTGTAGGCGTAATAAATTGTTGTTGCGCCGTCTTTAAAAGCCCCATTTGTTTTAACACCGAAAACATTGTCGCCAGTGATATTCGGAAGCCCTTGATTCAATAGAGTTCCAGCATTACCTAAAGAACCTTTCCCGACGGGATACCTATCAAGAAAATTCGGCAGATTAAAGGTCGGTTTTGAATACGTTGAAATGTATCAGGCGGTTTGTTATAATGACCAAAACTTTTTGAAAGGAAACACAAATGGCTGTTTGTTACCGTTACGACCAACTAAAAAAGACGTTTCTGAAGTCCGAGGAAATGCACCTTGACCCGTTGGAGTCTAAGTTACAGGGTAAAGATGTTTGGCTTTTACCTGCCGATTGTACGCTGATGCCGCCACCCGAAGAAAAAAAGGGTTTTGATATCGTGTGGAGCGGCGACGTCTGGGAATACAAAGAACAGGAAAAAGAAAAAGAGTCTGAACCTTACGTCCCGACGGAAGACGATAAGAAAGCAAGCGTCCGTTCCGTTCGCGACTGGTATCTGCAAAAGACCGACTTCACCCAGTTAGGCGACGCGCCTATAACAGAGGAAGAACGCGAACAGTACAAAGCTTACCGTGAGTACCTGCGCGACTACACACTGGAAGAAAACTGGTGGCTTTCTGACCCGAAAACGTTTGAAGAATGGGCTAAATGACCGTTTACGCCTATCTGCGTGTTTCGTCGATTGCGCAGGACGAACAGAATCAGCGGCAGGGCGTGGATGCCAAGGCCAAGGCGTTAAACTTGCGCATAGACAAGTACATCATCGACAAGGTTTCTGGGACGAAAGACCCGAAAGAGCGGAATCTTGGCAAGCTCGCCCGCCGTTTGAAAGCGGGCGATGTCGTTATCGTTTCGGAACTTTCACGCTTGTCACGCCGCATTTTCACACTTTGCCGCCTGTTTGAAGACTTGCTTGAAAAAGGCGTAATTGTCTATTCCGTGAAAGAAAACTTTGTCCTTGACGATTCGCCCCAGTCGAAAATGCTGATTTTCTGTTTTGGGATGTCTGCGGAAATCGAACAGCGGATGATTTCGGCAAGAACACGGGAAGCGTTGACATATCGCAAACAGCAGGGCGTCAAATTAGGGCGTCCAGTAGGAGCAAAGACGAAAAAGCATAAGTTGGAAGCCTTCAAAGACAAAATCGCTCTGTGGCTAAAAAAAGGGGTATCCCGTCGGAAGATTGCAAAGCGTTGCGGCGTTTGCGACAAAACCTTGCGGAAGTGGTTGCGCAAAACCGACCTTTAATCTGCCGAATTTTGAT